ACCGTTCGCGACCAGACCCGCCTGCCCGAGCGCGTCGGACAGATCCTTCACGTCACCGACAGCCTTACCCGCACCAGCGGCGAGGAGGTCCGCGACGTGCGGGATGTCTTCACCTTCGAGGTTGAACTGCTTCAACGCGATCGCGGCGATACCGGCCGCGTCCGCCACCCCCAGCTGCCCCGCGGCGGCGAGGTCCAGCGCGCCCGCCAGCCCGCCCCCGAGGATCTGCTCAGTGGTCAGACCTGCCTTACCCAGTTCCTCGATCGCGTTCGCCGCCTCCGTCGCGGAAAACACGGTCGACGCGCCCGCCTCCAGGGCCGCGTCCCGCAGAAGACCCATGTTCTCTCGGGTCTCCTGCGTAGCCGCCTGCACATTCGACATCGCCTGGTCGAACTCAGCGAACTTCGCCACCGCGACACCGAAAGCGACCGCCGCAATCGCCCCCACCGCGGCGACACCGGTCCCGAGCTCGGTCATCGCCTGATGCTGATCCTGCAGCTTCTTCGCGGCCTTCGCCGCGTCGTCCCCCACCTTCTCGGTGGCCTTCCCCGCGCGCTGCATGTCGGCGATGTACCCGTTCACCGCCGCGACGAGCGAGACCTTGGTCTGGCGATCGGCCACACGAACCCCCTAGAGTCAGGCGCATGAAACGCGCGCTAGCCGTGCTGGTCCCCGTGTTGCTTCTCACGGGATGCGCCGCGCCAACGCCAGACGACGCCTACCTGTCGACCGTCCGCGAATCGATTGCCGCAGTAGCCTCATCGCCCGACGAAGACCTGATACGTCTCGGAAATCAGGTGTGCGACCTGTTCGACGCGGGCGGGTTCACGGACGGCATGATCGAGTTGATCCGTCTCGCGAAAGAGAACGGGATGACCGCTGCAGAGGCGGGGAAGCTCGCTGGCGCCGCCACCGGGGCGTACTGCCCCGAGTACGCCGACAACTTCTAGTAGTCGTCCCTCTTGACGGTGAAGTAGACGCCGTTCAGGTTCGCGTCCTTACCCTGTGCCTTCCGGTGAGCTTCGATCGCGTCCAGGCGCATCTTCTCGGCCTGGTTCGTGAACGGCCCCTCGGTCACCCACCGGTACCGGTTCGCCATCTGCTCGGTCACAGGTGCGGTGGCGTCCGGCAACCACTCCCCATTGGGACCGAGAAGGTTGCGGACCAGACGTTCCGCCTCAACCCATGCGAGTTGTTCTTCGTCCCACTCCGACTCCTGAACGGACGAGACCATGCGGCCGGTGTCGTCGTACTCGTAGAACGTGCGAGGCTCCCACCCCCAGAGTCGCCGTGGGGCGATCCCGGAGCGCGCGGCGAAAGCTACTTGTTGGCGGAGCGCGACGCTGCCCCGGAGCCTTTTACCAGTTCGTGGAGCCGCTGCTGCGGTTCGTACTCGTTGAGCACGTACACCGCGTCGCGCAGTAGCGCGTACTCACGGCCCGAGATGATTGAGAACAGGTCGGTCCACTCGTCGTCGGTGACCTCAACCGGCTGTCCGTCCTCGAGACGGAACGCGTAGGTGGCGTTCGTGCTCGGGTCACGGTAGCGGAGGGATGCTTCGATGACCATGTCGACGTTGTACCCGTAGATCGCGTCGATCGCGACGTCGGGGCGAACCGGGCACTTCGACGTGAGGTTCACCCAGTCGCGTCCGGGCATCCGGTACACACGGATGGTCTCGGTCGACGATGCCGCCTCCGCGGCGAGATCGTCGAGCCGTTCCTGGATCTCCTCAGCCGGGGACTTCGCGGCGAGGCGCGAGTCAGTGTCGGCCGTCTGGAGTTCGGCTTCGAGCCGTTCCTGCTCCTCCGAGATCGCCCGGTCGAGGATGATGGGCTGATCCTTGTACGGGCGCGCGGCCTTCGCCGCCGCCACCTTCTCCGAAAAGGTCATCGACCCAGCCCGTCGTCGTACACGGGAGTGTAGAAGTGGACCCTGACCTCGTTCGGCTCGATGCGGTACGGCTTCAGCGCCTCCACCATCAGCCCCTTGATCTCGGGGCGGCGGAGGATGTTGAGAACCGCCTGGGAGACGCCGGTGGGTGCCTCAACCCAGTGATCGACTTCACGTGCGAGCAGTTCCTGCTCACGCTGCGCCCGCTTCGATGAGTTCTGCTTGTTCTTCTGCTTCTTGCCAGCCATGCGTTTCACCGTTCCTTTTCACCGTGTGAGGGATTGACCTGTCCCGGGGCACGGTGAGAACCCCGGGACAGGAGATTGGGTCACGCGGCGATGACGCCCTCGACGATCGGTGCGGTGATCGACGTGCGCTGCTTGATCAGGAACTTCCCGTCCGGCTGGATCGGCTTGATCTGCTCACCCAGCGTCGTCGGAACCGTGAGCACCTTCTGCGCGGCAGCGACCAGCGTCGCCCACGGCACACCCCGGCGAATCACGAAGTACCCCGACTTCGACGTGGCCGGCGCGGTCGGCTTCAGCACGACAGCCGCGGACGACGCCTCCGACGCCTCCACGTACTCGAGCATCCCGAGCGTGTTCGTACGGATTCCCAAGGACTCCAGGTCGACCGTCAGACCCAGACGCGAGTCGGCGTCGACGGTCTGGTCACCGTCGAGCGGGAAACCGCCCGGGGTGAACGAGTTCGTGACACGCTTGCCCGCCTCGATCTCAGCGACCGTGGGCGCCGACAGGTCCGCGATCGTCGGAACCCACCAGATGACCAGGTTGCCCTTCACGTCGATCGCGGCGGGAACCACATCAGCAACATCAACCATGCTGCTCTCCTTTCTTCTCCCCGAGAACCGGGGTATCGGTTACCTCCGGGGAGACCGGAGGGGGCTTAGGGCAGGCCGCGCGGAACGCGGCCGTAACGTCTCTGCCGCTGGCAGGCGCGCAGTCCAACTACGCAGACGCGTCCTCAGCGCGCGCCTCAGGCTCGGGCGCCTTGTACGCCTTCGGACGGCCGTAGGTGGTCTTCACCTCGACCTCGACCACACGCGCGTCAGCGTCGACACCCAGCGACTCCAGCTGCGCGTTGTAGCCGGGGAGCGCGTCGATCGCGAGGTTCACGTCCCGGTTCAGGGTGCCGATGATCTTCTCGCCACGGGCGACGCCGTACAGCGTCTCGGTCTTGTTCTGCATGATGGTTTCCCTTCGGAGCGGTTCTGAACGGTTGTCAGGAGTCGGTGAGGTCGTACTGGTCGACGAGGTACCACAAGGGCGGGTTAGCGTCCCGGTCCAGTTGCGGCTCCCGGGACACCGGGTGAGTGAGACGCCCCACACCGGGGATGACATGGTCGGTGAGGAGTGCGGCGACACGACGCGCCACCCATTTCGCCTGCTCGACAGTCGTCCCAACGCTGTGGATCGTGTACGTGGTGTCGTTCACGTTCGACACCCCACCGAGACGGTCTGATGTGTCCCGGCCGATCGGCGCGAACACCGACACATACCGGGCCGGTGGGGTGGTCACAGTGCCCTCATAGACCGCATTCGCGAGTTGCGTGTCCGACCGCAACCGGGCGAGGACACCCGCGTCACCCGCGGCGCTCACAGGATGTCCCCTGCCGCGATCCGCAGACCCTTCTCGAAGTCGTCCTGGTTCTTCTGCAACGCCGCGTGACCGTAACCGGTGGGAGGGGTTGTGGGGGTGCCGTACTCGAGCGCACCGATCAGACCACCGACCCAGTGACTGCCCTTGCCGCGCACTGTGGGGCCGATCTCCGCAGTGATATCCGCCGTACGAGAGTTGTCCGACGAGATGTCGTAGCTGACCGTGAACGCGCCGCGCGGGATCGTCTCGGACTGCTCAAGCGGTGCCCGCCAGTCATCCCGCACATGCCGCGCGGTGACCTCGAGCGCCTTGCGGACGTTGCCGCGCACCTTCGCCGGCGCCTCCCCGAGGTCCGCGGCGAGCTTGGATATGTCGGAGTAGTCGAAGGTGGTCACGACTGCACCTCCACAGGGAAGCGGCGGGCGGTGGCGTCTGTGCCGATCGCCCGCCCACCGATGGTCAGCACCGTCCCGACCGCCGATGGGTCGTTACGGGACGTGAGGATCACTGCTGTGTCGTTGGGGCGCACCGCCCCGGACGTCCCCACCGTGCCGGGGGTTAGTACCGGAAGGTGGAGTTGGGGGCGCTGCTCTGCGAGAAGTTGCCCCTGCGAGTCGACGTCGCTCACGACAGTCGAGGTGAGCTTCAGCCGGCAATTGCCCTCGTAGATGATGGTCCCGCCGTCGCTGTACGTCCCGGTCTCCTCGTCCCACACGGGGGCACCGCCGCGGGTGATGCGAACGGTGTCGGTCATGCGGGATTCGGCCTGCGCCTGCAGTTCGGGGAGCGCCCGGTCGATGTCGTGGCCGAGGTTCACCATGTGGTTACCCCGGAAGTGTCGGTCCACCCGGTCGGGTTGATGGTGAACGCCCCGTCCGTGCCCTCATCGAGCCCCAGGAACCCCCACCATCCATCCACGGAGACACGGCCCTGCCCGGACTCGTACCGGCGGGACGTGGACCCATCATCCACAGCGATGGTGACGGTCGTCGCGTTCTCCGGGTTGCCGGCGTGCGCGACGACCGCCTTGCGGACGACGTAGTCGACCTTCTTGCGGTCGAGTTCATCGGCGGCGAGTTCGACGCGGCGTGCTTCGATGAGCATCTTCGCGTCGGAGATCCACATCTCCCACTGCGCGTTCTGCAGCGTGGTGGGGGACGCGATGCCGAGGTCGGTCGCGATGTCGGAAGTGCTCACAGACATGGGGACTCCTCTCGGGGTGTCGGGGGCGGGACCGTAGCCCCGCCCCCTAGGTGGGTCAGGATGCGTCGGTGTAGGCGACGAACGCGCCGAGCGCGTCCGACGTGACGAACCCGTAGTACGCCTCGACCAGGAGCAGAACGAGGTTGTTCTGGAAGGCCGAGATCGTGGTGCCGTTCTCGTCCACGTACGACGCCTCCGTGGACACCTTGATGGTGATGTCCATGCCCTGACCCCACGCGGCCTGCGACCAGTCGCCACCGATGGCGCGGAGGTTGGTGTCCGCGTCGGGCGACTGAGCGACGACCACGTTGGGGCTGGTGCCACCGGTCAGCGCGTGGGTCGCGTTGATGGGGGCGGCGGCGCCACCGAGCGGCGACAGGGTGATGGTGTACGGGCCACCAGCCGAACCGGTGACCGTCGCACCGGCCCACGGGGTTCCGAGGGCGCGGACGGCGGTCTGCACCGTCGAGGCGGCAGCGTTGTACGCCAGCGCCGACGTCGCGGCGCCACCGATCGCGAGGGTGAACGTGCCACCGGTCGGGGTGCCCGTGATGGTGACGACCTGGACGCGGCTTCCGGAGCGGCGGTACGAGCCCGACACGCCACGGTTGTACGCGGCCGGGTAGCCGATCAGGCTGCCCGCGTTGATGCCCTGCTGCGGCGAGTCCACCCACAGGGGGCGACCCTGCGTGTCCGTCGACAGCTTCAGCGTCGGACGCAGACGCGGGTCCGCGGCGAAACCGGAGAAGTCGAATCCGGCGTCGACCACCAGCTTCTCACCGTTCACCAGGTCGGTGTAGGTGGAGCCAGCCGACGCCGCGGCGGTGCCGAGCTCGATCGACGACGCACCCCGCAGGAGGTAGTCGCTGAACGGGCCAGCACCACCCGTGCGGAGATCCTTGCCGTGGATCGCGGCGTGGTCGAACGCGCGGGCGATCGCGACGGGGAGATCCTGCTGCAGCTGGTCGTAGAGGCCGGCGGCGTTGGTGCGGGCGACCTCGTCCGACACGGGCACGAGGAGCGCGACCTTCTTGCCGGTCATCTGCTTCACGCCGAACGCGCTCGAGCCGACCGGCTTCGCGGCACCCTCCGACACCCAGCCGGCGGCGGGGATGTCCATCGGGACGGGGATCGACGTGGTTGCCGAGATCGAGAGGGGGACGCGGCGGGCCAGCTGCTGAACAGCGGACACCTCGTTCGTCTTCTCGAAGATCGGCCCGGTGACTTCCGGGGGGAGCAGCGCCGAGGAGACGCTGGAGAGGAGTGTTGCCATGATCTGGGTTCCTTACTTGAGTTGGTCAGCGAGATGCGCGGCGAATACCGCGCCGGGGGTTTGCTTCCCGACCGTTGATTTCGGCCCCTGCGACGGGTCCGGGCGGACCTGTCCGGGCTTGACCGTGACGAGTTCGGCGAGCGCGTCAGCGTCCGCTTCGATCGACTCACGGTCGGTGCCCTGGAGTCGGCCCGCGAGGTTCGCGGGGATTCCCTTGTCGAGCGCGACGGCGTACCGGATCGCGTCGAGTTCGGCCTTCGAGTTCGCGGCCCGCAGTTCTTCGGCTTCCTTCTTGAATCGCTCAAGTTCGGTCAGCTCTGCGTTCGCGCGCTCCTCCGCTTCGGCCTGCAGCGCTTTCAGCGCCTTCTCGGCCTTGTCGGCACGGGCTCGTTCAGCGGCGAGGGCCTTCTTGCCGGCGTCGCCGAGTTCCGCTTCCGGGTTCGGTTCGGTCGGCTCGGCGGGCTCGGGGTTGTCAACGGTCATTGTGGGTTGCTCCTAAATCGCTCAGGAAGGACCGCCCAACATCGCGGAGGGCGGGGGTTTGTGGGGTCAGGCGAGGTAGCCGTAGCGGGCGAGGAGTTCGCGGGCACGCTCCGGGCTGGACGCCATCGACATGATCTGTTCGGGCATGAGCCGCAGGGTGGAGGTTCGCCGGTACCGGTCACCGACACGGATGGTTTCGGTGAGCGACTGGCCGCGCCCCCACATTCCACGGGAGGTTGTGCCCTCCGTGGTGGCGTACACGTTCAGCGGGGAACCGTCACGCTTCGTACCGATCCGGATCGGCCGGAGCCGGGACGGCGCGAACGAACCATCGGGGCGTTTCTTCGCCATCTTGTAGGCGCCGCGGCGGGCGTTGACCACCTTTGTGGGGTCCGCGCCGAGCCGGATCGCCGCAGCGCCGCTTTTGGTGAAGATGCGGTCCTGCTCCGCCTCCGACAGGGACTGGAAGTAGTCGTCCGGTGACCGGTGGAACCCTGCTGGGGCGTCATCTGCGTCCATAAGCGGCATAGAGGAGCATTTGCATCCGGGGTGCCGGTCGAAGTCCGTCCGGTACCCCTTCACCCCGGCGAGGATCGCGCACCTTGAGCACGCCCCCGGGTTGATGACCCGCACCGAGTACGTGAAACCCTTCGCGACTGCGATGGTCGAGTCCGCGGAACGGCCCATGTCGCGGATGACGGTCGCGGCGAGGAGCGACATCATCTGCGCACCGGAACGGAACGCGGCCGGGACAGCAACCCCAGCGCCCACGAGTTTCTTCGTGGTCGTGACAGCCCCGTACAGTTCCGGCGTGAGCTCGCGGCCGTCGATCGTCACCCCACCGAACGCGGCCGGATTGAGGGCTGCTGGCTCGGTGGTCACGTCCTGCAACGTGGCGACCGCGTTGGAGTACCGGGTTGCCTGCCGGGCAGCGGTGACCTGAGCCTCCGCGACCGTCGCCGCAATCGTGGGCGCCAGGAACTGCCACCCCATGTCGAGGTTCTGCGGGTCCAGACGCCGGAACAGTCTCGTCGCCCGCGCCGCCGTGGTGGCGGCGAGAACGTCACGGCGCTGCTGGTGGTCGTATGCGACGTCAAGCAGGGTCGACATCGGGGAGCGCCAGCCCGTCGCTCAACGCGCCCTGTACCGCGGCGCCGAGCGCGAGATCCATGTCAGCCTGCCGGCGGTCCTTCATGCGCTTGATGGTCTCCGGGGACCGTCCGAGGTCTTCCTGCGCCGTCTCCCAATCGGTGAGACCCGCCTGGTACTCCTTCACGATCGCGTCGGTGACCTGAGCGCGCGTCGGGGTGCCCGCGTCCACCCACAGGGTCTCCATGCGTCGGGCGTCCGTGTTCCACGCCCCGTCACGGAAGCGGAGCACGAGAGCCATCGTGGCCTCCCACGAGTTCCCGAAGCTGGTCTGCCGGCGCTCCGCCTTCTTGATGAGGCGAGTGTCACCGGCCCGCTGCCCCTCCGCCGTGGGGGCGTTCGCGGTCTTCAGCCCGAAATACTCGATCGGGAGACCGGTCACACCGGACGCGAGCCGCGAGTACATGTCGATCATCTGCTCGAAGTTCCCGAGGTCCGCGGACGGCAACTGCCCGACCTTGGCATCCTTGTTCGCGTTCGCCCAGATCGACCCGAAGTACGACTGCCACACCGGCAACGGGTTCCCGCTGCCGTCAACAAAGTCGCCCTTCGACATGCCGAGGACGTACTTCTGCGGCACCGCCACCGTCTCCGTCGCCAGCTGCGCGTTCGTGAGCGCCCGTGACGCGGAGTCCGCGATCGGGATGACGTCGAACATCTCCGACACACCCTCGAGCGCTGTCGTCGTGCGGGTGGCCCGGTTGCGGTTCACGAACGGCACCACGGGTGTGACCCCGAGGTTGTGCTGGTCGGGGGCGATCTCATCCACCCACTCGCCGCCGTCGAGGATCAGCCAGCGGGTCTGGTTCGGCAGGTACAGGGTCGCCCGGTTGTCGCCGTCACCGTACAGACGGAGGCCGGCGGTGACACGGTGCGTGCGGGGGTCACGGATCGCGACCATCTCGTGCGGCGACTCGACCGTGATGATCGGGTACTCCGGGTCTTCCGCGTTTGACCCGACGCAAAGGTACGACCGGCCCAGGGCGAGCGCGTCCGTGTGCGCGAACCCAGACCGTTCGTCCATGTTGTTGTACTGCCAGATGTCCCACAGTGCCGCGTCAGCGGCATCCGTTCCCGGCATCCGGAACCCGGTGACATCCAGACGCTGCTCGATCGCGTCCACAGTCACCCGCGGCCAGTTCACCATCACCGTGAACCGCTTCAGTTCCTCCGGGATAGCGAGCCCCAGCTGCTGCAGCCGGTGCACACCCTCGTAGTAGTCGTTGTAGAGCTTCGTCTCCACACGGGACAGGTTGAGCACGTTCCGCAGGTTGTTGAACTGGGGGTCTTCCGAGAAGGAGAGAGAAGCCACGAGCACTCCTTCACAGGTGTCAGCGGAATACGAACATGCGCGAGTCGGTATCAGGGACGACGAACTCGCCGGCCGTCAGAGCGTCCATCGCCGCTTCGTGGGCGAGGTCTGACGACATGGCAAGGTCGATCTTCTGGTGGTCCGCGCCCCGCGGTTTCCCCAGCACGTACCGCTGCATCGTCTTCGCGACCATCACCGCGTTCGTGATGTGGTTGCGGGTGTCAATGTCACCGTCGTGGTGGAACCGGGAGTCGGGGTTGCGGATCGCAGAACGGAACTGCTCGAGCGACGCGTGCATCGGTGTAGTGCGCGAGCAGGACCATGCGATGAACACCTTCGGCCCGTACTTCGCCGCCCATTCGGCGAGCTCGGTACGCCACGAATCGTCCTCAACCCCGGACTCCTCGACGGCACCCATCGCGGACCCTGCCGGGTCGACGTAGGCGCGGACGATCTTGAACTCGTTCGCGAGGTAGTCGACGGCCGCGCGCACTTCTCCGCGAGGAATGAACCCACCGAAGTTCGCCGGGTTCCACACCGTGGGGCGCTTGTCCCCACCGACGTCGTACGTCGGCGTGAACTGGTACAGGTCGGCTGTCTCGAGGCGGATACCGGTCCAGTCGTTGTTGTTCGACAGGTCCATCCCCAACGTGACCGCTGTGCGCGGTTGCACGGTGATGGGTCCGGGTCGGCCTTCCTTCCCGTCGTGGGCCTTCGCGTCCCACTCCTCCGCGGTGATCCACTTCCCCGAACCCGCGACAAGCTTGTTCCCGAAGAACCGTTCCGCCTGCGCCGGGTCACGCTTCATCAGGCTCGCGGCAAGCGCCTCGATCGAGTCGAGGTTCACCCACCATGAGCCCTCATAGGCGTACTCGTGGATCTTGCGACGCTGGGACGCGATGTCGTACCGGAGCGGCTTCCCGTCGTCGCCCTTGAGCTTCGACGGGTCGCGGTAGAACACGAACACATCAGGCTCGTGCGCCTCGAAAATCTGCTGCGCGTACGAGTCCTCAGTCGGATCCCACGCGTTCGTCGTCAGATGGGTGCGCCCACCCATACCGGCGGCGCCTCGAGCCTGAGTGTCCGCGGTGTCGATCATCTTGTTCGACTTCGTGTACAGACCAGCCTCGTCCTGCTCAGCATCCGAGATCGGGTTACCGAGCCGGGACCGAGCCGAGGCGGTCACAACGTCGATGCGGTCGAAGTCGTCCTGGTCCGACAGCCCCAGGATGCGGATGAACCCTTCACGAACCGCGAGAAGCTTCCGCAACGGGCCGAGCTTGATCATCGCCGTCAACGGACGGTAGATGTTCGCGGCCTGGTCCTCCGAGTTCGCGGTGATCTGGATCAGCGGCGACGGGTGCCGGATGCCCTTCGGCTCCCCCGGCAGGTACTCGTACTCCCACCCGCACTCGCACCCGTTGTCAGCGCACGAGTACACGTCCCCCTCAGCAGCCCAACCAGCGAACACAGACGGCCCGCAAGCCTCAAACGCGACCTGAGACGCCGAGAACGGCCCCTTGCCGGTCTTCTGCGGGGCGACGATCATCGTCATCCGGTAGAAGAACGCCTGATTGAGGACCGCGGGCTCCTCCGGGCCAACCCGCTCCGGGGGGACGAACACCGCCCCTTCACGGACCCGGTACCGGTTCGCGTGGCACCAGAACTGCCAGTCAGCCATTTGGAACGGCTTCCCACGGGCGAACCCATCAGGAACCCGGCAGTGACGGGTGATCCACGCGTCACCGAGATCCCCAAGCGTCGGGAAGTCGACTACGAACTCACTCACCGGCCGCAGCGCGCATACGGCGAGCCACCGGGCCGCGCTCAGCACGCTTCACCGCCACCTCGTCCACCGCGATCGCCCACCCGTTGTCCTTCAACCCCGCAGGGGTGAGGCCCAACTGGTCCCGGTACCGGTGCAGCTGACCCACCAGCGCCGCAGACTTCGACGGGTCGAACTCAATGACGGTCTTCAGCCGGCAGTACTCAGCCACGATCGGCCACCGCCACGACTCCATCGACCATGCACACGCCTGCGGAGTACGCCACGCCTCCGCCCACACATCGGCCTCACGCTCACGGAACGACTCAGTCGCCCCAGCATCCGCCTCCCGGACCTTCACCTTGTCCTCGAAATACTCCGTGAACATCACAATCGGCTGCAGCGGGAACACCGGCACTTCACCAGCGAACCCCTCAGACGGAAGCGCGGTCAACGAGAACCCGCGACGGTCAGAACGACCAGACATCGGGTCAACCTGCGGGCCGGAACGGTTACGGGCACCACCAGAAGTCATCTAAATCACATCCTCAG